TGCGACCCGCGCAGCCCGATCGACTCAAGGTGGTAGAGACCCTCGGCGAGCTGCGACGGACCCATCCCGACCGCCGGGCCGAGCTTCAACACCTCGCCGGTCAGCGTGCGCACCTCGGCCGCGGACGCGCCCGCCTGCGTCTGGATCAGCAGCATCTGCTTGTTGAAGTCGATCGCGTCCTTGACCGCCTCGTAGCCGACGAACGCCGCCGGCGCGGTCACATACGTCGTAAGGCCGCGGCCGATCACGCCTGCCGTCGCGAGCGCCGACGGCGCCGCAGCGGCAGCCGAGACGCCGAGCAGCCGGTTCGCCTGGTTCGTCCGCTTCGCAGCGAGCTCCGCCGCGGCCGCCTGCTCCTTCGATCCCTGCACATACGTCGTAGACAGCTGACGCGCGGCCACGGCCTCGGCCTCGAGCCGGCTGATCCGCTGCGTCGACGCTGCAACCATCGCACGCGCCGACGCCTCGGCGTCGACCGTCAGCTTCTTCAGCTCGGTATCGACCGTGCCGACGGCGACCGCGGTCTGCTCGAGCGCCCTGGTCGCCGACGCGGAGTCGCCGATGACGTCGATACGGGCTGGTCTAGCCACTCTTGGAGTTCGATTTCATGAAGTCGAGGCAGTCGATGTACTGCCGGATCGTCAGGTCGACGACGTCTCCTGGCCGGATTCCGAACCAGTTGCCGAGGGCTGGTCTCCAGCGCCGGTCGGGAGCGATGTCTCCTGGGTCGGTTCCGGTGAAGGCTCGGAACTCGAGGAGGGTTCGCTCCCAGGCACTTCCGGGGGGTCGGCATCATCCCCACTGACCCGCGTGGGGAAGCCGACGAGATTGATGTCGGTGTCGGGGTTGAGGCCCTCGAAGAAGGCGACGACCTCTCGCTCGGACGCGGCCGGCTGTGCGCGTCGGAACGCGACCGCGGCGAACGCTGCGTTCACGATCCGCGGACTGACCTGGCCGGTCAGCAGCTCGCGCTCGTCGTAGCCGGTGAGCGCTCTCACGAGTCGCGGGTCGGCGAGTTTCCAGTCGTCGAAGGGGATCCACGGGTAGAACTGGCCGTGGATCTCGAAGCCGGGCTGGTCTGGCATTGGGGTGAGCCTCCCTAGAAGCCGTGGGTGGTTAGGAGCGTTCCGATCGACTCTTCGAGCACCGTCGCGGCCTGTTCCATCGATTCCTCACGGGCAGGCAGGAGGCCGTGACGCATCATCAGATCGCCGAAATTCCGGCGGCGGCGGAGCAGGTCACGCGAGCTCCGGTTTGTCTGGCCGACTGAGACGAGAGCCATCGTCGACGTGTTGACGCGGACGAGGGTCTGGAAGCCATCGGCGGCCTTGACGAACGATGCGGCGCGACCTTCGGAGCTGTAAGCCGCTCGCTGCCCGAGCGGCCTGACGCCGGCGCCGTAGTCGATGAACTTCGAGCGCGCATCGCGTCGGATCACCTCGCCGACTTCCTTCAGCCCCGCGACCATCGACGCGTAGAGCTCCGCGTCGACGATACGGAGGGCCTGAGCGAGTTGGCGCAGGCCCTCGTATCGGAGCTCGATCATCTACGTGTAAGCGACGGTCACGCCCGCCTGGTCAGCGTTCCAGAGAGTCACGTCGACCATCGACGCGGCACCGACGGTGCCGTTGACGAGGTCGTTCGAGTCGACGACGGCGAGGAACGTGAGGTTCGGGTTCGTCGCTCCCACCGCGTTCGACTTGACAGGCCGGATCACGACTGTCACAGGTGTGTTGAAGCCGGCGATCGACTTCAGGAGCTGGAAGACCGCGCCGGCTGAGTAGCTCTGGAAGAGCGTCAGCGCGACGGAGAAGTCGCCGATGCCGAGCAGCCTCTCCTTGAACTTCGCTCCCATGCCTGTGACGTCGACGTTGTCCCACTTCTCCGGGGCGTCGATCTTCTGCACGTACTGGCTCACGTCGACGCCGTCGATCGAGACGAAGACGTCGCGTGCGATGAACTTGTCGCTGGTCGCCATCTATTCCTCCGAATCTGGTGTTGCGGTTGACTCCGCCGCCTTGCGCGGCAGACCTGGTTTCGGGTCGTCGAGCCGTGGCTGCGCGGCGACGGCCGGGGCGGGCACGATCTGGATCGAGCCGCGCTCGATGAGGCGCCGCTCGAGCCCGGGCTCGAGGTCGTCCTCGAAGAAGGTGCCGGGCTCGTGGCCGAGAACGGGCTGAACGCCGGTCACCTCGTACCGGGTGGGCTGGAACATGAGCACTCCTCCTCTCAGGCCGTGACGAGCCGGTCGGCGTAGACGGCACGAACCTCGTCGATGAGCGGTGCCGGGTAGTGGTCGGCGAGGCCCTGGAATGGCGACTGGCGCTCGTGGAGGTATCTGTCCGTGAAGTGCCGCCAGTCGGTGATCTGCACGCTCGACTGGAAGCCGATGACCTCGTACGGGTGCAGGTCGGTGTAGACAAGGTGCGGCGCGCGCTCGACGCCGCGGCAGATCGCAAGCAGCGTCCCCGTGTCGCAACCGGACGTTTGCGCGGGCTCGAGCGGCTTGTAGTCGCAGCCGGCGAGCCAGCCGAGCGGGATCACACGCGAACCGGTGCCGCCGTCATAGGCGAGCTTCAACCAGTGCTGCTCGCCCGCGTCCGGGGTGACGCACGTGTAGTTCCGCGTGCAGAGCAGCGCGTCCCGGTCGGGCAGCCACTGAAAACGGTCGGGGTGCAGCCACGAGTCGTTGCCGACCGCGCACGCGTACTCGTAGCCGTGCTCGGCCGCGTACGTGTAGCCGGCGTTGAACTTCGCGCCGAGCCGGTTGTCGTGCTCGAGCGTCAGCAGATTCGCGTCGGCCGCATGGTCGAGGTTGCGGTCGTCGGCGATCACGAGCACGTCCGCGTGGAGTCCCCGCCGATTCAGCTGCTCACAGAGGTCGGCGAACTGCCGATAGCAGACCGCGGCGAGGTCGACACGCCCGTGCGCTGGGCAGACGAAGAGGAGCGACCGTCCGGCCGCCGCGATGAGGGAGACGGATGCCATCAGACGAGAAGTCGGAGCGCCCACTCGACGCCGGCGATCGGCGTCTCGAGGCTGGGGTGATCCCAGAACCTCTGGTCGGCGCGGTCGACGATCATGTCGGAGACGTTGCCGCCAAGCGTCGGGTCTTCCATGAGGGCCGCCATCACCGGGTCGTCCTCGAGGAACTCGTCGGCCTGCTGCAGCGAGACCGTGTCGGTGACGACAACCAGATAGCCGCGCACGAGGCACGTCCACCACTCGACCCCGTCGCCCATCGCCTGGAACTTCGCGATCCCGAACTGGGCGACCTCGATCGTCGGCGGCGTCGGCGCCGACTGCGGATATGCGTTCACGCGGTAGGTCGTGCCGAGCGCGGACGTGAGCGCAGCGATGTCAGTGACCGCGGCCGCGATAGCAGCCCTCGTGTCCTTGACCGACGCCATCAGGCGGCAGCCCTTTCGCGGAGCAGCTCGAGCGCGCATGGATTCGGGCCCTCGTGCGTCGTGTACGCGAGACGGATCCCGCGCGCGCTGAACCGCCAATCCTCACTGTGATGCCTCGACGGCCCCGATAGCCACAACGTCGCGCCAAGCTGCGCCGCCATGCTCGCGAACCGCTCGCGCACCGGCAGCAGCTCCTGCTCGTCCTCGCTCCACGCCGGCACCGAATGCAACGGGTCGAGCAGCGACTGGAACGTCTGCGCGACCTCGATGTCGAGCGCCTGGAAGAGCCGCTGCATCAGCGCGTAGTTGAGACCGGCGAGCATCTCATACGGCCGGCGGAGCTCGAGCGCGAACGGTGCAGCCGTCTCGTTGCCGAGCTCGTGCTCGAGGCGGCGCGCGATCTTCTCGCGCTGCCTGCCGGTCGGGTCTGCGATCTTGACCCGGTTGATCGGCGCATAAGTGTCGTGCTCGTCGACCGGGATCGTCATCCAGGCGCCGTCGCTGAGCCGGTTGCGGTTCACGAACGAATGCCGGACGTACTGTGCGGCGTCGAGCCAGATCACGACGTCCGCGCGCCGGATCCGCTCGATTACCGACAGACCTGGCAGAAAGTTGAGCTGGTGCGCGGTGACGATCATCGCCGCACCACGAGCATCAGGTCGTTGCGGACCCGAAGGATCTCCGGGTTCCACGTGAGCGCGTACGCGGCGCCGCGCACCTCCGGCTCGGTGTAGATGAGGCATCGGTCGTCGTCGCCCGCGTACAGCGACGCGACGAGCGCGCGCGGTGCCTTCGTGTCCCAGAGGTGGCGGAGCGTGTGCCAGGTGCGGAGCTTCGACCAGTGGTCGGGCAGGTTGAACGGGCCGATGCACGCGATCAGGTCGTAGTGGCCGTGCGGCTCGCGCGTGGCGAACCGGCGGCCAGGATGGTCGCGACGTGCCCGGTCGATCATCCCGTCGGCGGTGTCGAAGCCGACGTAGTCGACGGTTTCGCTGAGCGACTCGACGAGGTCGCCGGTACCGCAGCCCCAGTCGAGCAACGACTCGCCCGGCTTCGGGTCGAGCGCTTCGACTGCGGCCTCGTGCCGGTCGAACTGGCCCTCATACGACCAGCCGCACGCCTCCCACGGCTCCTCACACCTGGCACGCTCAGACCACGCCTCCGGCGTATTCACAACGTCCGCGAGGATCACGCCGCCACCTCCGCGAGGGACGGCCACTCGATCAGCTCGACAAGCCGCGCGCACGCCTCACGCATCGCTGCGCTGCCGTCAAGGCCGGAGCCGGTCTGCTGCGACGTCTCCGTCCACATCGTCCGCCGCCACTCCGTGTAACCGAACCAGCGGTCAGGGTGCGGCACCACGACGCGGCGGACGCCGCGCTGCTGCGCGAGCAGCGCGAGCCACGGGTCGGCGCCGTTGCGAACAGGGAAATGCTCCGGCAGCGGCCTGATCGTGCTGATCCGGAACGCGCAGACCCCGGAGCCGACAACGTGCACATCGACCGGCTCGGCGAGCGCGTCGAGGCACCGATAGTTCGCGGCCCGGTCGCCGTCCTCGTTGATCGTGAAGCCGTGGTAGCTGACGATGCAGCCGGGGAACTCGTTCAGCCAGCGCAGCGTCGACTCGACGTAGTCGGGCGGATAGACGAGGTCATCGTCGACGCCGAGGAAGATCGCGTCGTCGGGCATCACCTGGCAGGCGTCGTACTTCGCCTCGACGCCGCGCTCGTCACCTCGTGCGACGACGAGACGGTCGACCTGCGGCAGCAGGCTCTCGACCGCCATCGTGCGGCTGCCGGCGCGCTCGAGCAGCGTCGCCATCCCCGCCCAGACCTCGCTCACGCCGCAGCCCTCTCCGGGAGCCGATAGACGGCGCGCATCTCGTCGAGCGCCACGGCTGGGTAGCGATCCGCGAGCTCCTCCCACGGGTCAGCCTCCGGCCCGGACGCGAACGTCAGACAGGCGGCGTACGTGTTGAGCTGCGACCCGTGCGTCTTCCAGTCGACGATCTGGTACGGGTGCGCGTCGAAGTAGATGATCGACGGCTGGCCGACTCGCGCGATGCTGCGCATGATCGACGTGTCGATCGCGCGGTCGCGGTTCTCCTCGGCTGGCCGGAACGCGAGCCGCTCGAGCAGCTTGCGCGGGATGATCCGCACGCCGTCGCCGCCGTCGTACCAGATGCTCAATGGCGCGATCCGCTTGCCGTCCTCGCGCACGACCGCTGACAGCCTTGAGCAGCGGATCTCGTGGCCGTCGGGGAGCTGGTCGAGGAAGACGATCGGGTCGACCCAGTCGTCGCTGCCGAACGGCACGACGTAGTCGGCGCCGGCCAGCCCGGCGAAGCGGTAGCCGTCGTTCCACTTGCGGCCGAGCGGGTAGTTGCGGCAGCGAAGGTCGGCGAAGCCGAGCTCGCGCGCGGTCTCGAGGTTCTCGTCCTCCGCCACGACTACGGCGGTCGCCGCGAGCCCGGCCTGCTCGAGATCGTCGCACGTGCGCGCGAGCTGGCGCAGACACGCACGGGTCTTCTCGACGCGGCCGTGCGCCGGCACGATGAACCAGAGCGAGCTCATGCGAAGAGCGTCAGCGCGTAGGGGGAGAGCATCTTCGCGACGTCCGGGTCGGTCACGCTGAGCCGGACCGCGCTCGAGTCGACGCCGGCGGACGCGAGCCCGAACGGTGCCTCGCGCCGCTTGAAGAGCCGCTCGGCTAGGATCAGGTTCGCCCGATGGATCGGGCCGGGGATCGTCGCCCATCCGAACTTCCCGGTGAGGGTGATGCGGCCGTCGAGGATCGACCAGCCTTGCGGGATGTCGGCCTTCGTGAACAGGAACGGCCTGGCGATCGTCTTGATCGCGGTGTACGGCTGACCGTCGGCGGCCGCGTTGATCGGCAGCAGGTAGAAGTCGACGTCGATCGTCCACGAAGACGGGTCAAGCTGCGTCGTCAGCGACGTGAACTCGATCAGGTCGTCGATCAGGCACATGCCGGAGTTCTCGGGCAGGAACTTCCTCACCTGGGCCGCGTCGTCGTCAGCCCAGAAGCGGCGGCCACACTCGTCCTCGATCGCGCGAGCGGCGTCGTCGATGCACGCCTGCTGGAACGTGTCGAGGCTCGTGTCGCCGGTCGGCCAGTTGAGGGCCTGCTTGAGCTCGGCGAGGGTGCAGTAGCTCTCCTGGGCCATCAGCGCTTCTCCGCCGAGTCGCGGGATCCGAGCCGTTCGAGCTCGCGTCGGAGACGCTCACGTTCGGCGCCCGTCGCACGCTGGAACCTGCGCTCGAGCAGCTCCCGCTCCGTTGTCGGCTTTTTGTTTTTCTCGGTCATGTCAGAGGTACTGGGGCGGCCCGGGAGGCTCGCCAAGCCGCCCCAGCGGTTTACAGGGCTACTAGCTGCCGAACGTCGGCGGCACGAGGCCCGTGACCTTCCCCGACGCGGCCGGATACCGGCCCGCGCTGAACGCGGCGTACCCGTACGCGACGAGCTGCACCTGCAGCGACGTGCCCGCCTGCTGCTCGAACGCGAGCGTGATCGGATCCTCCGGCCGCTCCCAGAGATGAACGACCTGGGAAGCCGTGACGATGATCGCGTCCTCGTTCGTGCCTCCGCCGAGGTTCGTCGGCACGTTCGCGTCGACGTAGACGGCGAGGCCCTGCAGGTTGCCGACGAAGCCGTACCCGGCCGAGTCGCCCTGCGCGTCGATGTTGAACGCGGGCAGCCCGCTGATCCCGAGGATCGGCCGGTTCGTCGTGTCAACCGCCGCGACGAACGAGCCCCAGCGGCGCGGATGCATGAT